ACATCGTAGTCCATACGCTCAAAGTAGGCTAGGGTCAATTCTAGTTCTGCTTCTAGGGCTTCTAGGTTCAGTAGTTCTTTGTTCATTAGTTTTACCTTTCTTTATCTACTATTACATTACACTAAGCCACCGACATTTATTGCCCAATTTGCCCATTTCGCAAAAGAATTAATTAGGTTAATTTTTCCTGTGAATTTGATCATCTCTGCATCTCGGGCGTGTCGGGGATCCGATCTTAAGCCTCTTAAACAGTTATCCACAGAGTTATCCACAGGATCGACACGCACTCGGGCGTGTCGCAACGCCCTAGCCGTTAGCGTGTCTTGCTAACTAGCAGGGTCAAGTAGCGGTCTTTTGTTTCTGGTGATAGCAGAGCAAAAGTCTTGCGGTCAAGATACTTTTGACCATTACGGATTTCAGGGGTAGCGAATACGATAGAAGATACACGCTCAACAAAAGCCTTCTCGCTCTTGGTCATTCTTGGTTTTCTCATTGGATTCCTTTTTCTAGTTGATTTGATTTTAGCAGTAGCCTAAGACATTTAGTCTTCTGGCTCTAACTGAGATTTCACATAAGCGATAGCGTAGTCTAAGCCAACGCATACATCACACTCACGAATGTCTTCATCGCATTTTAGTTTCTTGGTTGAGAGAGCGATGATAACATCGTGTCGTGCCAAGTTGCGGTTTAGCAAATTGATTTTCTCGTTCATAGTTTTCCTATTCTTGGTTATGAGATTTATTTGCTCAGGCTCACCTTGCGGATTATTTGCTGAGGCTCATTCTCGGTTGTTTACTTATTTAGTTTAGCAGTAGCCACCGACATCAAGATTCGTATGGCTCTGGGCAATACTCGCTTGTGCGAGAAGAGTGTTCTCCTGTTGCGATAGTGTGAAGCCAAGCGTTGCCGAAACGGCTCTTGTGGATGTGGTCTCCACAATTTGAGCAGACACCGAAGTAGGTGTTGTCTAGGCGGTATCCTTGACGGATTTCTAGGGCGGTGAAGTTAGTGGTAGTGAAAGTCATTTGACTCTCCTTTCTTTTTGTTATCTTTATTTTATCTACTCTTAGTATAAGTGGGGGGTCTGACATTTATTGCCCTTTTTGACCCCTTTTGATTACAAACTTTTGGGGGATTTTTTGTAGGTTTCATACAAGGCTAGATCCCTTATAAACAAAGGGCTGTAGGGGGGATCGACGCACTCGGGCGTGTCGCCCAGGGTAGCGGTTAGGCACACTTACAGGTAGGCATTTCATCTTCATCTAGGTGTGTCCAGTAGCCACACTCTTCGCAGTAGTAGACATCAGCAATCTCAATACCCCAATAGTCGCTGTATGCTCTGCGGTCCTTTTGGGTTTCATTGGTAAATGTAGTCATTTAGTTTTCCTTTCGATAGTTCTAAGTTATACCAAGCCACCGACATTAGTTCGGTAGTGGCAAGCCGTATTCTTCGCAGTGGCAGTTGTTAGCAGTCCACTCGCATTGTGGGCAGTAGCCACCCTTGATTAGTGGCATAGCGTCTAGTTCTGCCATTTCCTTATCAAACGCAATTGCGTCTGCCTGGTTCATCATTTCTTCTAGTGTCATTATGACCTTTCTTGTTATTTCGATTGTAGCATAGGGGACTGACACGCCACTAGCAGTGGATGTCTAGTATCTCTACTACATCCTTAGCAGTAGAAGCAGACACTTCATCACCACACTCAGGGCAGTTAGCCACATAGTAGCGGTCATCCCAGTGTAGGGGGATAAGGGTTCCATTTGTTAGTTTAGCAATCATTTTTGCTTCCTTTCTTTATCTACTATTACCCTAACATAGGGGACTGACATTTATTGCCACGACACGCCGAATTTAGGGAAATAATTATAACGGTCTTATAACGCTCCTAGATCCCATATAAACAAAGGGCTGTAGCCGCATCGACACAAAGATCCCCTTTTGTCAAGGGGTATCTGTGATAAATGTTTGATCATCCATGAGCATGATATCGCACAGCCCTATGAGATACTCTAATTCTTCAATGTCCATTGCACTTACACCTAACTACTTCAATGCGGTTAGTGAATACCTTGACGGCACCAAGGCTATTGCATCCCTTACATGCAAACACTTCCATTACCTTCGGCAATGCCTTCTTAGCCATTAGAGCACGAGTGATTAGAGCCAAGCCTATTCCCATGATTATCCTTTACTGATTAATTAAAACTATTAGTGTTATTACAATTATAAGCAAAGCGACTGACATTTAGATGATAGCCCATCCTGTGATGGTACCCTCTTCAAATCGTGCCTTATAGAATTCAATGATTGCATCCTTGTGCTGTGGGTCATATGATGGGTAGATTGACGTACCGTCCTTGAGTATGATTTCTAGATTCATGTGTTGCCTTTCTTTTTGTTTGAGTGAGCAGTGAGAGATTCGAACTCTCTATAAACGCCTGATTGCCTAGATACTTCGCTTACGCTTCTTCTGCTGTTTATCATTCTTTTAGTTTGTGATTCCCATTTCACTAACTGCCCTTATTTATTTATGTCTTTATTGTAGTATATGGGTCTGACATTTGTCAAACCGACACGCCGAGGGTATTAGTGAATCTCACCATACTCAGACCAGCAGATTTCACAACCATACTCGTCAGCCTCCTGAACGAATACCTTTTCTACTACTACATCACATAGTTCACAAACTGAAAACATTTGTTACCTTTCTTTCTTTTATCTATTTATCTTTATATATATATCTAACCATACATCTAGGACATTGTCAACACGACACGCCGATCTTTTGGGGATTTTTATTAGTCGTTATAAAGCCGTTATAATCGAACAGATGTTCGAATGCGTCGATGCCGTTATCAATCTGTTATAAAAGAATTTCGATCTTTGGGCGTGTCGGGGTATCCAATGTCTGTCGCCTATGCTACTGTATTTATATCAAGAGATAAGGAAAGCAAAATGACTGAGAACCAAGGAACCAAGATTCTTCTAGCAGACGGAACCGAACACGAGATTGAGTATTCTGGTGTATTCTTCGTTTGTGCTCTTTGTGCTACTGAATACAGCGAAGAGCCTTGGGGTGGCTATTGCGACGAATCTTTGGAATGTGCTAGCGACTGTGGCGAACACCTAATCGTGCTACCAGGCTATGTGCCAGAAGACTAAATGTCAGCGGTATCAACTAAAATAAAAACATCAAACAAAGGATAGCAATGAACAACGGATACACTTACGATGAACAATTCGACACGGCAGACAACACTTGCCCAGATTGCGACAAGGCGTATTCGCAATGTGATTGCTAGGGGGCACTACCCCTATCAGTCTTTTTATTTTTGATGGGGGCACCAGGGGGGGCTGATCGAATTTGTTTTTGTGTGCTCACTATGATGTGATTGATTTTTTTTGTAGAGTGTGTATCATCCACATCTATAAAATATTCAGATTTCTCCAAATTTGAATTTTTTCAGATTTTGTGGGTATGTATTATAACATTTTGGTAACGAAATGATAAATTCGGGGTAGACAGACTACGCCTGATCAATAATTAACTTAATAACAGACATAAAGACATACATCCAGGTAATGCATAAGACAAATCCACCTAAGACATAGCCTATTTTCTTAAAAAATGATGGTTTCATGCATTAAACTTTCGGCGGTATAACAATTGCGAAGCAATCACCAATGTCCCATAGGACACTTAGCACCTTCTAGTGTAGTCTTTAACTTCATAAAACATCCACAGTGCTGGCATCTCGCTGATCTCTTATTAAAGAACGGACATTCATTACATTTTGACAGACGAAACTCAATTAACTCTTTGTCTGACCTAGGCTCAGTAGGATCAAATAGATCAAAGAAGGTAACATCCTTAGCAGGGTCTCTTACCAATCCATCTCCTCATTATATGTAACGGAAAACTCACCGCCATAGACTTCAGCGTATGAGATTATGTCCTGACTATATTTTACCATAGTTGTTTTGCCAACTTTGTCCATTAAATACTTTTTGCCAGATACTAGTGTCTTATGGGGGATATTGTGACTAACTAAGGCAGCATTCATTTCCTCAATGTACCGCTTTTTGCCAAATCGCTTGGAGACAAAGCCCTGTGGCGTTTCTGCGGACTCTAGAGACTTTAGAATCTGCAAAACTTGTGGAGATGGATTAAAAACTTGATCAAGTTCAAGATGCTTCATCCGTTGCCACCAATTATGCATGTTATCGCTGTAATTAATTAAGTTCTTATAGGTAGAGTCAGCATATGACATGTATGCTTGGATATGTTCGGATGTGGGTACTCTTGTTGCGAACGAAATTAAAAACGCTGTAGCGAAAGGATACTTATCCGTATAGCGATTTACACCGAAATGAGTATTTGGATTGAAAGACTTTGACGACATGTTGTCCCCCGAACTCAAACGCTGGTGATTTCCGATTGAAACCAAATCCGACGAGTTCATGTCACAATCGACGAAAAGGCACTCAGAAGGCTCCACACCGTCCGCTAACAACAAAACGTTCTTGTCGTACGTTCCTACCACCAAAGAGCCGTTAAACGCCTCCAGGAGCCTCGCAGAGGTAAATCCATCTATGTCTGGCGAGATTATAATTTTGTTTGAATGTGACAGCGTATTTAGAATTTCTTTTTGCATTATTATGCACCTTTTTGTTTATGTGTTGCTTCGATTGCTTTTAGGAATTCTGGATGACCAGAATAATATGATCTTCCGTCAATTTGCCACTCTGCATTGATGCCCTTGCTAGAAACAAACACAATAAACCAAGCGACGACTTCTGCTCTCATTTTTTCGCCTGCCTCAACCAAGACAAGGTATGGCATACCGTTAATTTCGCTTCTGGTGATTAGTGAGTTGACCTCAGATGGCTTGAACTCAATTGGGACAACGTCCTCGGCTCTCCACATGCACATGTAATTTTTGCATGGATCTTCTGGTCTGTTTTTGTAATCCGTGCAGCCCACGCCTGGATCACAGTTTTGACACGGCTTGCCTGGATACATCATTTCGCCATGTATCTCTGCGGTTAGCCAACCCTCGCAACACTTTGTGCACCCATCACAACTGCGAGAATTCTTTTTACCCAAGGTCAATGATATCTTAGACACTTAAATCCTATCTCTCTCGTTAAGTTTATCATAAAGTGAAAAATAATACTTTATAATTGAAATATTATGTCTTTAGAAGCAATAATCGGAACCCTTGTTGGTATCTCAGCAATCATATCATCTGCAACACTTGGTGTCAAGTGGCTAGTCAAACATTATTTTGATGACATCAAGCATGAACTAAAGCCTAATGGAGGATCTAGTTTAAAAGATCAGGTTAACAGGCTAGAAACAGACATCCTAGACCTAAAGAATCAAAATGTAAAAGGTGAACAATATCACGAAAAACTAGATAATAAAATTGATCACCTAACAGAACTTTTTATCGAATACGTTTCTCGTCAGAAGTAAAACTCGCAAAACTTAAAACCGATTATTATATTATATATAAATAAACTATATTATAGTTAAAATATCTTATATCTTTTATATATCTTATATATATAGATATATTATACACAGAAATCAATCTTGTCAAGTCTTTTTTATGTAAATTTTGTGTAACGATTTGTTAACATCTACGAAACAATTGAAATGTGATATAATTTTAATACTGGTGCCCAGGGTTGTCTCTCATACCCACCGCCTTGGGCATCAGTTTTTTATTTTTGCTGATATAATTAAGTTATGAGTATGCAAGATCAATTTGGTCAAAAACCAATTAGTTTTAAATGGAATGTTGTCCGTGGTGACACAGCCAAACTCCGTATTGATTTCCTAGAAAACGATGAAACAACAACCTTCGATATTTCTGATTGGAGTATTGTATCATCTGCATACGACACCAAGGGTGAAGTTCTTGATGAACTAGATGTTGTAAAGCATACTGGATATATTGAGGTTATCGCACCATCTGACATTACTGAAAACTGGGGTGTTGGCTATAGCACTGTAATTGCAGAACTAGCCTTTGATGTTGAGGTTACAATTGACAATGAAATCTGGACACCAGTAATTGGAACAATCGTAGTTGCTGCTGATGTCACTGGTGGTCTATAATGGCTGTTATTAAGATTTCAACACTTCCCCTAGCAATTCCACCAGTTATCAAAATCGCTAATAAAATCTATAAAACAAAATAAATAGGTTTTTTAGTGTATAATAATCTTTGGAGGAACAATGGCATTTCCAGGCTCATACAACATCAACTACTATAGGGGAGACACCCTAGAATTTCGTATTTATCCGAAGGATGCGAATGGTAACACATTCTCGCTTTCTGGATACAGTACCGCAACTTTCCGCATTCAGACGCAAAGAGGTAACGCAGGCTATGCTTCAAGAATTGAAGGTACAGCCCTTATCGCTAATGACTACTCATACGTTCAATGCGTAATTCCACCAACTTCATCTGCAGGTCTTGCACTACTTGCAGGAACCACCTATGTTTATGACGTTGAGGTCTCCAAAACTGTACCTGGCTCATACAACCAAGTCCACACACTCTTGACAGGAAGTATTTCTGTAACAGATCACGTATCTGGAACGGTGGCTCCATAATATGGTAGATATCGTACTAGACTCAGAAGAACTTGTTGTTCTCGGTGGACCATCTCAGGTATCCGTTCAAGTTGATCTAGGTGGAGACGGAGACAGGGGTTCAATCTTTGTTGTAGGCTCGTCTGAACCAAACTCAATAACAGAAGATAATGTTATTTCTGGCATTACCGTTCAATCTTTTGACATGTACATCAATACTCAAAATAAAAAGATGTATCAGTACATAGCAGGAGACGGCGGAACACTAACTTGGGTAGAAGTGTTGTCAATTATCCCAAACACCTATAGCGTAAATAAGTCTGTTACCTTTACAGACGGAGACGGAACCATTTCTGATATTGCACTTACCAGCATTACCGACGACAGTACAGGAATGACAGCAGGTAACTTTAATGTGCAGCACAGTATTATTGGATCTGCCCCAATTGCATCTGCAGTTTCTGTATCAAATCCATCTGCAGGAAAACTTCCAATCACAGTACATGCTAGCGAGTTTGATGGCACAGACTGGAATGATTTGTCAGGATCAAGAACAGTACATCTTCTGATTACTGTGGTATAATCTATTTGGTGATTAATTATGGCTGAAAATATCGGAACTCAAATACCAACTAAAATTCCGTCTCTCTCGGATAACGCAGACATTCAGGCTGCCCTGAGACTATACCACTATGGTCAAAACGAAAACGATGAAAATTTTGATCCTTCTTCAAGTGGAACCCTAAACTCAGCATCTATTGCTGGATACATTTCAAGCATTCAATCAGACATCTCAGACATTCAGGATGCTGGATATGGTAGCGAATACTCAGACACCATGCCAACTGCTGGTGTAGCGGACGGCTATATTTGGGTAGACTCCACACAGTCTCTTGGTGCCCAGCCAGGTTTGGTTGCAGCCTATCAAACCTCTGCCCCATCAAACCCAGTTCTTGGAAGTTTGTGGGTAGACAGCACAGACACCAACGACCTATCATTGAAGGTCTATGACGGAACTACCTGGAAGGTGATTGTATAATGGCAGCAACAAAGAGCAATGATTCTAGGGTAGCCTACATCTATAAAGAGTCCTCTCCTACCCCAGGAAATGGAACTTGGCATCCAATTGTTGGTATTGCAAGCACAAATTCAAATTATACTTGGAAGGGCACTCACGCCTTTGAAGATTATTCTGTAACCTTTGAAGAGGTCGTAAAGGCTCAGGGTGGAGTTAACAACTTTGCCGATGAAACGGCTAGAGATGCAGCATTGCCAACCCCAGATCACGGAACTGTAGCGTTTGTAAGATCCGTAAATGGAGTAAACACTGCCAATCAAATTCAATTTTATTCTGAAGCCACAAGTAAGTGGATTAATTATGCAGATACCTCTTTTGTAGCAAAAACATCGGACTACACGATTGCCCTATCTGATTCTGGAAAAACTATTACAGTAAACTCAAGTTCGGCAGTAGCCATTACAATTCCTGCAAATGCTTCAGTTCCCTTTCCAATTGGAACAAGAATTGACGTAGTTGCCCTAGGTAGCGGTGCTGTATCCTTTACTGCTGCTGTTGGAGTTACACTCAATAGCAAAAACTCATGGCTCAAACTAAATGGACAATATGCTGGCGGTACATTGATCAAGATTGATGCAACAAATGCTTGGCTGCTTGTTGGCGATCTAAAGTCATAGTAGGTAATAATGCTAGGTGGTATTGGATTCCTAAGTGGTGGCTCAAGGGTTATAGTTCCAAACATAGTTGGTCTATCAACTTCTGCTGCATCAACAGCACTTTCAAATGTAGGGCTAGTTCTTGGTAGCAGCACAGGCTCAACAAGCACAGGGGCAACATCTGGGAACAATGGGTACGTAGCAAGTCAGTCAATTTCAACCGATGCTGATCGTGGAGACACTATTACATACACAACTTATAGTTATTCACCTCCAGACCTTCCGCTTTCTTGGGCAGACCAAACTATTTCTACTAGTTTTACTGCTGGCACACCATATAGCGATGGAGTTAGTGCAAACAATGCTGTTAGTTATAGCATTGGTCAACCAGACGGAAACGTTTATCCATATTGGGTTCAGGGAGTAGAGATGAATGGTGGAACTGGTCAATTTAGCGGAACCCCATCAACCGCTGGTCAGGTATTCAAATTTTTCGTTAGAGCCTTCAACGCTGCAGGTAGTTATATTGATACAGCAACATTTTCTGGTACCGTAGCATCTGCTGCCCCACCACCAAACATATCTCTTGCTGTAAGTTTTGCATCCCCATCGTCATCTTCATCTCTTTCTGGCACTATCAACGCCCAAAACAACATGACTGGTGCATCATATAGCGTAAGTGTAACAACAACCGCTGGTACCGTAAGCCCAAGCAGTTTCGTTCTTAATGGATATGAGTCTAAAAATGTATCGTTTACTGTTTCTGGACTAAGCGGTGGACAAACAGCCACCGTTACCGCTTCATCAAACGGTGTATCTGGAAGCAATAGCGAAACAACACTGAGTGCTTATACCTATAGATTTGCATCTGCAGGAGGTGGCTACCCATCAGCACTTGACGGAGAGACTGTTTCTGCCCAGGGAATTATTGAAGCAACAGGTCCACAAATTGGAACTACTGTATATGTAAATGCTGGTACAGGATGTGGAAGTAGCGGAATTTTTATTAATGCTCCGCAATTCTATTACTGGAGATGTTTTAGAAAAAGCAACTAAAAAGAAAACCCAGGATTTCTCCTGGGCTTCTTTGTTTTTACGAACTTTATATAAAACTAACGTAAATTACTTTTGAGTAATCTCCGCCAAACTGCTTTACAGATTCGATTCTGGTGACTTCACCTTTTCTAGGTGCATGGATCATCTCTCCATTACCAACATAGATTCCTACGTGGTATGCAGACTTGCTTCCATTGTATTTAAATACAACTAGGTCTCCAGGTTTTGGATTTTTAGTTTTTACCCCAGCATATTCTTGCTTAGAGGCACGGTGCTCTAGTTCAATTCCAAGTTGTTCATAGAACCACATGGTTAGACCTGAACAGTCCCATCCAGAGGGGGTATTTCCAGAAAATACATACCAGGTTTTTCCAACATGCTTATTCAAAGAAGTTAGGGCTTCCCCAAGTCTTTTCTCATTTGCAAGTCGTTGAATATTCTGGATTGTGATTCTCTCACTTTCAATCATGTTCTCAAGTAGTGGGGCTGTAGACCTAACCTGCAGAACATTGTTGGCTCTTTCCAGAGGGATAGCCTCTGCTGGCGAAACATAGCCAGTAATTAGTAAGGTTGTAAAACCTATTGCAGCAAATTTTTTAGACATGCTACCTCCTTATTTTTATGTAGTTACTAGCCTCTGTCACAGGCTCCTGGCGACATTATCTTTACAGTGATAGCAAAAATAAACTGTCTTGGATTGTCACGATTGTCACGTTGTTGTTACTCTGTTTCATCATATTCCTCCTTAACGGAAAAACTTCCTTTTAAGGGGAAGTTATCCTAAAAGTATAGCACAATTTGATGCAAAAACCAATATAACAATCGTGATATAATTAACCTTATGGCATCAGGCGAATCATTAAATCTAGAACTTCCATATCCATTGGAGTCGGACCCAGTAAACGTTCACGGAGACATTAAGACTCTGGTTGACAGGCTAGACATTGTTCTACCATCTGCATCTTATGTAGAAATTCCATTTATAAATAAGAGTGGATCTACCCTAGCAGCAGGAACTCCAGTTTTTGTAATCGGTCACGATGGCACGAATATTGAAGTAGACATCTATACACCATCAGAATCAAACCCAATTCTTGGATTGGTTAAAGCATCTACAGTAAACAACGCTGTTGGAATTGTTGTAATTGCTGGAATTCTTACTGGGGCAAATACATCTGGCTTTTCCGAAGGTGCAACCTTGTATGTTGGAGAAAACGGTGGCTTAGATGATACCGCACCAACAGGTGGTAGCCCAGCGGTAGCAATCAATGTTTTTGCAGACCCATCAAATGGAATTATTGTTATTGGTGCCAAAGGTGCTCCAACATGGGCTTCTCTTAAGTCTGGTCTTTAGTCAATTGGTGGTATAATTTTATTATGGCTAGATCAAATATATATGACCTCGGAAGCGTCCCACCACAGATTGTTTGGACAGTTGTTCGTGGAGATACCGCATCATTTCGTGTGTTTGTAACTGACGATGCCAAACTGCCACTACTAATCGACGAGTGGACACTAAAGGCAGACATTAAACGTGCAGGAACTCTTGTAGTATCTCTTACGCCAGAGCAAAAGGAAACAGATGGCGAAGGAGAGTTTACAGTCTCGCTTCTTGACTCAGAATCAGAAGAACTAGAAACTGGAGATGTCTTTGACATTCAGTTGTCTAATGACACGTATGTGTGGACAGTTGCTCAGGGATCTATGAAGATAATTGAGGACGTGACAGACTAATGATCAGGACTACTCTAACTTCAACAGAGTATCCAATTGTAAAAAAGTTGTCACAGTCTGAATATCCTAGAAAAGTCAAAATTTCCCAAAAACCTATTAGGGTAAAGATAAACAATAATCTTCCTTTTCGCATTAAGTTTTTGCCAGGTATTGCAACTGGATCAAGCCCAACAAATCCTGCACCAATTGACATAGCGATTATTGGTGTCAACAATTATATTCTTTAATAACTGATATAATAGTTAATATGGCAAGAACAACCCTAGCACAAGTAAAATCAAAGTTTGAGTCTGGAGATAGACCTACCCAGGCTGACTACCTAGACCTAATTGACACACTTGTGCAACAGGCTACAGATTTGGGGTCTGCTGGAAACAACGAGAATACCGTAAATGGTATTGAGAATGTGACAACGGTGGATTCGTACAGTGCAAGCACTTGGAGATTTGTAAAGTACATGATTACAGTTTCCAAGGCATCAACAAATCAGTTCTACGCTACAGAGATTTCCATACTTTTTGACGGTACGAATATAAACGTCACTGAATATGGCACATTAGACACCAATGGGGATATTGGAACCATTAGCGTCTCTAAGTCAGGAGATACAGTATCACTTATTGTAACTCCTGGAGCAATAAAGCCAGTCACTGTGCGATTCGCTCGTATGGGACTTAAGGCATAAAAACTAAGGAGATATAAAATGGCAACAGTTGACAAAGACTTTAGAGTCAAACACGGTCTGGTAGTAGAAGGCACTACCGCAACCGTAAACGGTGAGGATGTAATCACCACAGGAAGCACCACAGATGATCTTGCGGAAGGTACTACTAATAAGTATTTTACCGACCAAAGAGCAGTAGATGCAGTAACAGATGAAATCGATACAGCAGTATCTACAGCAATCAATGCACTGGACACAGATGACATCGAAGAGGGTGTTACAAACCAGTATTACACAACAGCCAGAGCAAAGGGCGATGCAGCAGACTTGCTAACAAACGCAACGCTGACAAACATTACCATTACTGGAAACGAAGATGGTCTAACAATTACTGCTGAGAACGGCGTTGCTGACTCAGATACTGATGACCTCACCGAAGGTGCTACAAACCTTTACTTCACTAACCAACGTGCACTAGATGCAACAGCATCAGCGTATGACCCATCGGGTTCCGCATCTACAGCCGAAACCAACGCAAACTCATATACTGATACCGCAATTGGCGGACTTGACACGGACGATATCGAAGAAGGAGTAACAAATCTTTACTTCACCAATCAACGTGCACTTGACGCAACTGCATCGGCATATGATGCATCTGGTGCTGCCTCTACAGCAGAAACCAATGCAAACACATACACAGATACAGCACTACAAGACTACACCCCAACATCGTCTTTGGACACAACTGTTGGTGGTTATGGATACATCAAGACTGCAGATCTTTCGGGATATGCAACTGAGTCGTTTGTAAACACCGCAGTAGACAACCTTGTTGATGGTGCTCCAGGTCTTCTAGACACCCTTAACGAGATTGCAGCAGCGATTAACGATGACGAGAACTATGCAACAACAATGACTACTGCTCTTGCAGGTAAGCAAAACGAACTAACCGCTGGAACAAACATTAGCATTGTTAGCGACACAATCTCGGTAACTGGACTAGACACAGACGATGTATCTGAAGGCACAAACCTTTACTTTACCAACCAACGTGCTCTAGATGCAACTTCTGCAGCGTACGATCCTGCTGGTTCAGCAGCATCTGCACAAACTGCTGCAGAATCTTATGCAGATGGTCTTGCTGTTAACTACGAGCCAGCAGGTGCTTCTCAAAGTGCAGTAGATGCTCTAGATACAGATGACATTGAAGAAGGGGTAACTAACCTATACTTCACAGATACAAGAGCAGTAGATGCACTTGAAGCAGTAGTGCCAAACTTTACAGCAGTAGAGGTAAACTCTCTTGCAAAGCAGGTAGCAGCAACGTCATCATCTCTAGGAAGCGTTGTAGTTACTGCATACTCATTTAACAAGTCGGAATACAAGACAGCAAAGTTTATTGTTAAGATTGACAATGGCACTGAAAATGAGGTAACAGAAGTACTTCTAACACTAGACTCAGGAGACAATATTGCTATCACAGAATATGCAATTGTTGGAACAAATGGCTCTAGAGGAACCATTACGGCAGACGTAGTTCTTTCAGATGTTAGACTACGAGTTAACCCAGTAAATGATTCAACGATTAACGTTGTTGGAACATTGCTTGCTTAATAGGCATTAACAGAATACCCTCCATGAAATATTGGGGGGTATTTTTGTTTCTAATTAATGGTATAATTAAAACTTAGGAGCCCACTTTGACTACCACTAATAAAGATTTTAAGGTTAAGAATGGAATCGTCGTATCTGAAGGCGGTACATTCGGTGGTCCAGTTGTTGTTGGAGAGCCAACAGATCCCTCACACGCAGTAACTAAGGAATACTTGGATTCAGTGCTTGCTGCACTTCCAGGAAACACCATAGATGCTGGAGACATAGATGGACTTACGTTTACAGATGGAGGAAACCCAGAAACACAAGACTGGGATGCCACCATTGACGCTGGAAATGTATAATACCTATGTTATAATTAATTTATACAGGCTTGGGCAAACCCCATTAGGAGATTTTAAAATATGGCAACAAGAATGCTACAGAGAAGAGGGACTGCATCGCAGTGGACCTCAGCAAATACCGTATTGGCAGCAGGCGAATTTGGTGTAGAGACTGACACTGGTCAGTTCAAGATTGGTGATGGAACCACTGGCTGGAACTCACTTGCATACTTCAAAGACACAATCGACCTAAACATTGACCTAAAAGCCCCACTAGCATCTCCTACCTTTACTGGCAACGTAACGCTTCCTTCAACTACATCAATTGGTGATGTCTCTGGCACAGAACTTGCACTTATCAACGGTCTAACTGCCACGGCATCAGAACTAAACGTCCTAGATGGAATCACAGCCTCTACAAACGAACTTAACATCCTAGATGGTGTAACTGCAGATGCTTCTGAGATTAATCGCTTAGACGGTCTCCTAGCATCTACAGCAGAACTAAACACTTTGGTTGGGATCACCGCAACATCAGCAGAACTCAACATTCTTGACGGTGCCACTCTAAGCACAGCAGAACTCAACATCCTAGATGGAGTTACAGCATCTGCAAGTGAACTAAACATCCTCGACGGTGCAACTCTAACAACAACAGAACTTAATTATGTAGATGGAGTAACATCTGCCATTCAGACACAGATTAATGACAAAGCACCAATAGCAGCCCCGACCTTTACAGGTCTAGTAACAGCATCAGACACGACAGAATCTACTAGCACTACAACAGGATCTTTGGTTGTCTCTGGTGGTGCTGGTGTAGCCAAGGATATGTATGTTGGTGGAGATCTTATTATTACTGGTGACTTCACGGTTAACGGAACAACTACTACTGTCAACGCCACAGACCTTAGCATCACAGACCCACTAATTTATATCGGTGAGGGAAACGAAGCAAACGTATCAGATCTCGGTCTTGTAGCATCATTTGATGATGGCACCTATCAGCACACAGGTCTCGTTCGTGATGCTTCAGTAGGAAAGTGGAAACTTTTCAAGGGAGTGATCGACGAGCCAACGACAACCGTTAACTTTGCACAAGGATCTCTAGACACATTAGCAATCGGTGCTCTTGAGGTTGCAGACATTACTGCAACTGGAGACGTAGATTTCTCTGCAGCAACAGTAACAGGCATTGACGCACTACCGTCTCAAAGTGGTAACACTGGCAAGTACTTGACTACCGATGGCTCTACCGCCTCTTGGGCAACTCTAAATGCCAGCCCAGCAATGGATGACCTATCGGATGTAACCGTTACATCTGCCACAGCCAATGATGTAGTGTACTACAATGGCACAGGTTGGGTAAACAAGTATGTTGCATCTATTCCAACTCTTACAAATGCTCAATCTGGAACAACATACACACTTGTTCTAGGAGATGCTGGAAAGATTGTAGAAGTAGGAAACGCTTCTGCTATTACAGTTACAATTCCAACTAACGATTCTGTAGCCTATCCAGTAGGAACACAGATTACTTTGCTTCAAACAGGTGCAGGACAGATTACTGTCTCTGGTCCTTCTGGTGGTACTTTGAATGCTACCCCTGGAACTAAACTACGTGCTCAATGGTCTTCAGCCACCCTGCTAAAACGTGCTACAGACACATGGGTGCTGATCGGAGACCTTACAGCATAATGCCAGTACCATTCTTTAGCCAGGTAGCATCATCAGTTAGAAAACGTTTTATAGATACGTTCTCTAGCAGATCTACAACATCTGGTTCACTTGACACAGCAACGGATGGTTCTAGGTGGGATGCAACGAGCGGAACAATTGCAGTTGCCTCTCCTGGCGTAGGATTACCAAATGTTGCACAGGCAACATCTGTTCCAAATAGTGGCGGTTCTGGAAATACCTACCCAATGGCAACTGTAACTATGCCAACAGGAGACAACACAATTAGAATTAAAGACGTTGAGCAGGGTGCCTCCGCTGCAATTTGGGTACAGAGTTCGTCTGACTGGTGGATGGTGGGAATTGATGCAGAGTTCAACACAATTCCAGGAAACACTGCGTACGCCTATGCCCAAAATGCCTATGGAGAATCTCAAGGATCTAACACTTCAAATCAATTTTCTTTTACCACCTATGCAGGACCTGCTGCATCCAACTGGTATACAAGTAGTTCAAACTACTTTTCTTTTACTAACTATAACGCATCTTATACCGCTAAGTACGGAACATCAGGACCTTTCTTTACTAACGGTCCACCAACATATAAATACACAGCAAATGGATATACCGTAACTTATGGATCATCCACAGGATACGGACTTTCCACATCATACTATGTAAACACAAACTATTACTACTATGCATCTGGAACTGGCTATGCCTACAATGGCGTAAACTATTTCTACTTTACTACAGGTGGGAACTACTTTACAAATAGTTTTACAAATGCCACAACATATGCATATTCTCAAATTTTGAGAGTTCGTCAATCTGTTGGTGGTACAGTAAGCACTATAACGTCATCCGTAATATCTGCTGTTCAATCGGCAGCATCATTGTTGGTATCTTTAACTGGAAATCAGATTACAGCAAAGGCTTACAGCGACAACAACTTTGTAACGCAATTAGGATCAGATCTGGTTTACACAGCAACTGGTGCTTCGGTAAACACTAGATTTGGAATTGCAGTTTCTCCAACTGCATACACAACAGCCCCTGCAAATGGTATAATTGGTACATCAGTACAAATTACTAGAAACTAGCAGATGGGCATCAAATGAAACTAATTAGATTTTTTTCTAAAAAAGACTACTTTAACTTAGGTCAGCCAGTACCAATAAAGAAGTTATTGCCAAAGTGGTATCGTGATTCAGAGAGCACAATTCCAGGATTTGAAGACAATGGTGAGCCAGCATCTGGATTAAAAAGGTGTATACCCTTTATGGATGCAATGCTGAGTGGATATGCTTTGGTCACGCCAGTAGACATTTTTGTTTCAAAAAATGAAGATGGTAGCCTCAATATTAGGTGGAACTCTCCAGACATATTCCAAGACTTTATTAGCGAGAGGGTAAAAGAACTTGGAGAACTAATGCCAAGACCCCCAGCACACTATCCCAATCACCTAGCCTTTAAAGGATTTTGGGGAATGAAAACACCAAGAGGGTGGAGCCTGCTAGTGGTTCACCCACTGAATAGGCACGACTTGCCTTTTACAATTACTTCTGGTATTATGGATTCAGACAAATATTCAACATCTGGAAACATTCCATTCTTCATTAAAGAAGACTTTGTTGGCGTTATACCAGCAGGCACACCATTTGCTCAGTTGATACCGATTAAAAGAGCCAAGTGGTCATCAATTAAAAATGACGTGGGTATACAATACCTTGAAAATCTTCAGGGTAGTTTTGTTAGGTCACCAGGAAAAAGTTACAAAAAATATTTTTGGCAACGAAAGGAATACAACTAATGCTGTTTAGATCAAAAAGCAGGGCAATGTACGGCGACCTGATTAATGAGTTTAGACCAACCTTCAAGTCTCTAATATTTAATATTCTATATGCAAAGTTTTTAGAACTTAAAAAAGCAAAAGAGCCATTCCAGCAAGAAAATGCAAGATTTCAATTACCTGCAGACTCTTCGCCATACCTAGACATCAAATATCTAGCAGTTGTTAAACGAGGCAAAGTTGTAGAGATGATTCGTGTTAATGAAGAAACGGCAAAACTTTTAGAGGGCGGTAGCGTAAAGTTCGTTCCATTTGACCCACAAAGCATTAAGGTTAAAAAGGGAATGACATTCAAGGACAATGAGTTTGGAGAGGTTGATAATGAAGAAAATTAAGTTCCACTCAATTGACACCAGCATACAGTTTTTGCATCCACAGCCAGCATCTAAATTTGTTCCAGAATGGTTCAGAAAGTTGCCAGGCGTTATCAGTGGATTTGAAACTATCAAAAAATGCATCCCATTTCTTGATACAATGACATCTGGATACATGATTGTCCTAGCATCTGACGTATACTATGACGGAAGCAACTTTCAGCAAGTCTCAAAAACGGAACAGGTAACAACTCACTTTAGGGATCAGTTGCAAACGTTCGATGTGCCAAAAGAATATAACGAGCAGCCATACAAATGGATTAACTTTTTTGTTACAAAGACACCAAAAGGCTATAGCACCTTGTTCACGCACCCATTAAATAGAATAGAGTTGCCATTCTACTCATTGACTGGAATAGTAGAGACTGACAAATTTCCAATACCAGTGAATTTTCCATTCTTTATGAAGAAAGACTTTGTTGGAGTTATTCCTGCAGGAACTCCGATCATTCAGGCTATTCCTATGAAAAGAGACAATTGGACATCAGAGGTAGAAGATAAGAAGCCATATAAGCAGCCATGGTTTGTTAGCATTATGCACAATCCACCTTTTGGATTCTATAAGAAAAACTTCTGGGAACGAAAGTCATATAAATAAAACTTAATTATGATAAAATGGACTAGGAGAAAATATGCCCAGTCCGTCTAACATTTATGCTGAAAAAGCCTATAGCGATCACCCACTAGCGATGTGGGCACTTGATGATCAGTTAGACTATGTATCATACCTTAGTGATTCTGCAAGAGACTTATCAACAGACTGGACAGTTCCAGACGATGGTGATGACATTGCAATTACATCAGACCCATCAAACCTTGGTCAATACCTTGATGGCGGACTGTACAAGGTTGTAGCCACAAAGCCATCTGGAAGTGCCCTCACAGGTAAAGCCAGACTAACAAGTCCAGTGGTTGTTAACTTTGAAAACATGGATGCTGACCTAGCCACAATGTCAATTGGCTCATACTTTTACTCAGATACCGAATATGTCAATGGCATTACTATTGGGTTTACCTATACCGAAGAAATTACTCAGCAACTAGTTCGGGTATCCAAGAAGTTTGAAACAACCGTATATAAAAACTGGATTTACATTGCCGAAACATTCGATATCCCAAACCTCACAAGCGACATGAATATCTTTATTGATATTGAATACTATGACAGCGAAGACCCAGCCACAGAGTATACTTTTTACATTAATGGCTTAAGCCTTGGTCAGTGGTCAGAAGAGTTCCAGTCGGAATCTCTAGGACTACAGTATAAGGAAGATGGCACTGGCTCTATCATAGACTTCCCAGCAAACATTGCAGTTGATGGAGCAGATAAGGCTGTTGTTGCAAAGGCGTATGGTTTACAAGATCTGGACGGCTATTATCTTGCTACAGAAAACAAAATTTTTGCTCAAAATACAGGAATGCCACTAGTCTTCGGTGCATCCAGCGTTACAAAACTAATTCAAAATGACACCCTACCATCACTAGTTGTTCCTGCCAAAGGTCTTCTAAATGCCGTAGGAAAGCACTCAACATACACCCTTGAGGCATGGATGCGAATTGATTCGATTTCTACAGAGGCTCATAGAATCTTTGGACCAGTTGGCTCAGACGATGGTGTTTATGTTGATCACGAAAGATTCTATCTAAAGGTATCAGAAAACGTTAAGTCTGGCGTTGTTCCAGAATGGTCAAAACCAATGCTCGTTCACCTAAAGTATTTTCCAGGCAAGGTATCTTTAGTTGTGAACACAGAAGAGATTATAACCATTGAGTTTGATGTAAACAACACATACTTCCCAAACAAAAACAGCGAGGTAGGAAAGGACCAAGACTGGATTGGCTTTTACTGTGCTGATGATGTTTCAGTTGACCTAGACTGTATTGGAATCTATCCGTACGAGGTAGACAAAAATCTAGCAAAAAGAAAATGGATATATGGTCAAAACGTGGAGTATCCAGAAAATCTAAATGCAGCATATGACGGTAAGACGGTAGCCATAGATTACTCTACTGCAAACTATGCAGCCAACTTTGTGTTCCCCAAGAACAGTCCATGGTCATCTGGAATTTCAGACAACATCAGTTTTACAGGTAACAAGATTGCTGCCCCAAACCACCCACTCCCAGAAGTTGTGCTATCTTCAGGATCTGCTGCCTCTTGGTTAAGCGATCAATCTTTGAACAACTACGAGGCTGAAACATACGTAAAAATGCAACCTGGCTCAAACTGGGACACCGTCTATGGATATCTTTATCTAGATAGCATATCTTTTATGTCAGATCAGTTGAAGGCAGTTTATGGAATTTTTAAGACGGTAGAGAGTGATTCATCAGATCAAATCCTAATAAAGATAAGAGACAAAAGTTCTGGCAACTACTTTAGCGTTATTGCTAACGGAAGCGATATTCTATACAAGTATTACAACGGATTATCTGAAACAACAATAAAGACTGTTGCAGTTAACATCGTTGGAGAAATGTTCGTTGCTGGATTTAACCTAGACACAGTTTCTTCATATTATGGTGGAGATCTTATTCAATTCTTTGCAAATAGAAACAATCTTGAAATCTTTATTTGTGGAGACAATACGTTTGAGAACACATACCTTGGAAATCTATATAACTTTTCAATGTCAACAAGAAGAAACGTTTCTCCAGTTGGCTATATGTTTGCTCAAGACGGAATCGCCATGGACAAAGAGTCTTTCCAGAGTGTAGTCTATGATGCTGGATATACCTACTTTGGAAACGACCCAGAGTATTGGACTGAAGTCCTTGACGGAGGAGACCCATATGCACTCATGTCAGATAGATTCTATACTCACGTAGCAACCTACAGATTAACTCCAAAGCAATTCTTTGGCAACTTTATTCTTGACATATCAACTCACTCAACATGGGAAGACTACGTTCCACTATCTCATTTTGCAAAGTATGTAAAAGATGCAGAAACAGGCAACTATTACGACCTTGACTTTATTCAATTTAACATTGGATATCCATCTCCAGGAAAGTTCTTTGAACAGAAGTCGGACACAGGCTCTTGGACCTATGGAGAGTTACAAGCAGAGTACGGATCTCCAGTTCAACACTCCTATGCTGAATTAGACAATGAACTCTTTAGCGGATACGCATCTTATGCAGATCTAAAGAATAGGACTCAAACCCAGTACTCATATGACACAGAACTTTATTCAGCAAAAACATATATCACCTTCCAGTATGTTAGTGGTGGTGCAAACACTCCAATTGAGAACTATACAAATACTGAAAATGTAAGCAGAAATAACCTGATTAAGGCAGGGGATGAATGGGTTAACACTAAATATGAAGTTGTTGATGGAACAGTTATTTACCCACCAAAATCAGTAAAGTTTTCAGACTTGGCAATTGTGGTTCACGTAGATATTGTTGCAGATGGAGTTATTACCAAGCCAGTTGCTATTCATAATATAGAACTTACATCTCAGGCTTTAGATGTAAAGACACCAACTCCGATTGGTACAAAATTTGGTATCCCAATGTACCCATATACAAAAAGCGGTATCTACTTTAACTATAAAGAGATTAACCCATTTAAGATATACAAGAGAAGCACCCCATATCTTTTTCTAAGCAGAACATCTGGCATTGAGTTGGTAGGAGACTACGAGGCACGAAAGAACAGGGGCTTGACTGTACCACTAAACTCAAAGTTGTCAACAAGGTTTGACGTAGCAGCCCTCCAGGTCTTGCTAAGGTTTAGCGGAGACTTCTTCCCATATTCATCTACCCCAATCTTTGAAATACAGTCCAAAGATACATACATCAAGTTCTATTTGGTTGCAACCCACCCGAACGGCAAGAGGGCAAAGATCTATGCAATTAACGCAAACACTGGAGAAGAAGAGAATGGCATTGCTTTCTATATAAATGGAAGACTTGTTAAGAGTCCAACCATCTCAACAAAGGAATGGTCAATGCTGGGAATCTCTTTTGCAGCCAAACTTAATCTAGATAGTTATTCTGGTGCATTTAGGATTAATGGTCCAATCATGGTAAACCACCTGTCATATTATCAGTCAACTGGTCTTCAGGAAAAGATCTTCACCACCTTTAGAATCTGGGATAGGGTTAGAGAGACCCTAACAAACCAGGATCTTGCGTGGAACTTCTGGAGAGGTACTGGTCAAACCATTGGAACATATTCATGGAACAACGTATTGGTGATCGGCAAGAGCAGTTCTCTTGGCATTAGTTTGCCAGAAATCTTTAAAGCCTATGTAGGAACAAACAAGATTATCTTTGATGATAACAAGGCAGTTACGTTATCTAGTTATAGGTTTAGAACGTATAGGCGTTTATCTTCAGTCTCGTTTACCAATAAACCGTCATAATATGGTATACTAGTGGTTATGAATTCATTCGATGACCACCTTCTTAGTAAAGTAAAAAAGCCAAGACTCCAAGTAATCAAGGAAGAGTTTTCCTCATTTGGGACCTATGTTTGGATGAAGCCAAACGGAAAGCCATTCATGGATGCTGACAAAAACGTTTTGTCAATTGAAGGCATGAAGGACGACAAGGCTAAGATTAAAGAACTTGCAGATGCTGCAAAGTACTGGGGGCAACCAGAGGGTCGTGCCGTATTCTACCCAAACATGAAGAAGATCTCCGACGAGGAGCACTCAGAGCAGGTAGATAGAATGAGCCAGGGACTAATCCCATCTATGAACGACCTTGGTGCCGTTATTGCTGCCAAGAAGACACTTGAACTTTATGGAGATGAATAAGATGTCAGAAGAGTATTACGTAAGAGACCTTGGTATTGACGAACTTCAGCAAGACCTAGACAAGTTTAAAGCACAAGACCCATTCAACAAGTCTTGGGACGAACTAAAGGTATTTGCTGGAATTGAAAAGAACTTTAAGCGTAGAACGGACAGGCTTGAAAAACTAAACAATGATCCTGTTGTAGAGTCAACTCTACAGTACAACAACGTAGATGTTACATCACTACAGTACCAGGACAGTGCCCTAGCAATTAACTCTGGTATCAATGGAGCACAATCAAAAGAGATTAACCCTGGAAAAGTATACAGAAATGGATACGGTCTATTTGATGTAATTACTCCACCATGGAACCTATACGAACTTGCAAACTACTATGACACTTCATTTGCCAACCACGCTGCTATTGATGCAAAGGTGGAAAACATTGTTGGTCTAGGCTATGAACTTCAGGCTACAAAGAGAGTCCTTATGGCTCTTGAATCATCTGACAATGCCAGTGCAATTGATAAGGCACGTAAGCGTGTTGAGAGAGCCAAGGTAGAGGTTAGCGAATGGTTTGAGTCTTTGAACAACGAAGAGTCTATGACATCAACACTAATGAAGTTGTGGACAGACTACGAATCAACTGGAAACGGATATCTTGAAATCGGTAGAACCACTACTGGTGCAATTGGCTATGTTGGTCACATCCCTGCCACCACAATGCGTGTTCGCAGACTTCGTGATGGATACGTTCAGATTATTGGAAACAAGGTTGTGTACTTCCGCAACTTCGGTGCAAAGAACGTAAACCCAATCACCAACGATCCACGTCCAAACGAGATTATTCACATCAAGCAGTACTCTCCACTAAACTCATTCTATGGTGTTCCAGATATCCTGTCTGCAGTTGGTGCACTACAGGGAGACGCACTAGCGTCACAGTACAACATTGACTACTTTACCAACAAGGGTGTGCCTCGCTATATTGTTACCCTAAAGGGTGCAAAACTTTCTGAAGAGGCAGAGGACAAGATGTTCCGCTTCCTACAGACAAGCCTAAAGGGTCAGAACCACAGAACCCTGTACATCCCACTTCCAGGAGACTCAGACACTAATAAGGTAGAGTTTAAGATGGAGGCTGTTGAGAGCGGTACTCAAGAAGCATCGTTCAACGAATACCGTATTCGTAACAGAGACGATATTCTTGTTGCACACCAAGTACCACTATCCAAGATTGGTGGAGGAGACTCTGCTGCAATCGCTGCTGCCCTAGCACAGGACCGCACGTTTAAAGAGCAGGTAGCAAGACCAGCACAAAGAAACCTAGAAAAGGTTATCAATAAGATCATTAACGAGAAGACAGACATTGTTGAACTCAAGTTTAATGAACTTACCCTTACAGATGAAATTGCACAGTCACAGATTATTGAGCGTTATGTTCGTAATCAGGTTATGACTAGAAATGAAGCACGTGAGACATTGGGTCTTCCACAGATGGAAGAGGCAGACGACTTTCTTGAACTGAACGCTCGTCAGGCAGCAGACGCTACAGCAAACACCCAACAGACTCGTCAAAGAGATGCAGAGAGAAGTTCAAACTCTTCGGATAACACAGCAACAGTTGCTGGACGCAATCCAAAGGGTGAGGGACGCTCTGTTCAATAATGTGTTATAATTTAGTAATAAAGTTTAAAAAGGGCTCTATAATTAAGATACTATGACTATTGCAAAAGCACACTGGGATACTGAGGGCGAAAATGTTCGTCTCTCAATGCCGTTCAGCAAAGTAGATAAGGAACGAAGAATCGTTTCTGGCTTTGCTACGCTTGACAATGTTGACAGACAATCTGACATTGTTACTGCAGAGGCTTCTATGAAAGCCTTCTCCAAGTTCCGTGGCAACATCCGTGAGATGCACCAACCTCTAGCAGTTGGCAAGATGGTATCGTTCAAAGAAGATAAGTACTTCGATCCTGAGTCAAAGAAGTTCTATTCAGGCGTTTATGTATCAGCATATGTTTCAAAGGGTGCTCAAGATACTTGGGAAAAGGTACTAGATGGCACACTTTCTGGCTTCTCAATTGGCGGTAGAATGAACAAGTATGAAGATGCATACGACTCAAATGTTGACAAGCAAATTAGAATTATCAAAGAGTACGACCTTATGGAACTATCTCTAGTAGATACTCCAGCAAACCAATTCGCCAACATTCTATCTGTTCAAAAGGTAGATGGCGTAGACACCATTAAGGGAGACTCTATTAACACTGAAATTGAAAACGTGTTCTGGGACCCCGAGTCTGGCGTTGTAAAGATTTCTGAAAATGAAGCAGAGGCAAGCCCAACTACTGGAGCACCAATGCAAAACATAGGTTTCGTTGAAAAGAATGATAACGAAAAAACAGATATGATAAAGTTCTTAGTTGATAGTGCTAAAGGCATTAGTGCATCTAAGATTAACAAGGAGGTAAGTCCTATGACTGACACAACAAATGAAGTAGTTCTTGATGCACCAGCCGAAGAGGTTGCTGTTGAAGAGACTACAGTTGAAGAATCACAGGTCGCTCCAGAGGCAGAAACAAGCGAAGAAGTAACTGAAGATGCAGATGTTGAAAAGTCTGTAGACACAAAGGTTGTCCCATTGACAGAGGCTATGCAGCCAGAAGAAGATGAAGACCCTAGAGAGTCAGAAGAAGAAGTTATTGAGCCTGTTGCTAAGTCAGACGAGGCTCTTGAGACTGCAGTTGCAGACATCAAGGACACCGTCACAAAAGCCTTTAGCGATCTAACTGCGGTTGTTCAGGCACAAGCCGAGCAAATCGCAGAACTACACAAGTCAATTGCTGCAGTAAAAAATGAGGTAACTGCAACAAAGGGCGTGTTTGACGAGTTTGGAAAGAGAGTAGATGCTGTTGAGGCTGACACCGCTTTCCGCAAGTCTGGCGATCTAGGCGAGATCGTACAGGAAAATCAACCAGAATTGGTTGAGAAATCCCTATGGGGCGGACGTTTCCTCAAAACTGCCGATCTATTTAGATAACAACAAATAAAAAATCACTCAGGAGGTGAACAATATGTCGGAAGAAATTATCAAAAACCAACCAGGTACATCTGGTCAACTAGGAGACACTACTCCTGGTCTATATCAAGGACAGGGTGCATTCGCATCAGGTTCAGAAGATGGCTCAAACGTACCAGGTAACTATGCAACAACAGGTGCAATCGGAAACATTCCAGTAGCACTTGCAGGACTAACAACTGGTCCAAACGCAGTAAACCCTTCTGGTGAGGCAGGTAGCGGTATCCTTCGCCCAGAGCAAGCACGTCGTTTTATTGACTACGTGTGGGATGCCACAGTTCTCGCCAAGGATGGTCGCCGTGTGACCATGAGAGCAAACACCATGGAACTTGAAAAAGTTAACGTGGGAGAGCGTGTAATCCGTGCTGCTGCACAGGCTGTAGGAAACTACACCAACGCAGGTGCATCGTTTACAAAGGTAGAACTTACCACCAAGAAGATTCGTCTTGACTGGGAAGTTTCATCAGAAGCACTTGAAGACGGTATTGAAGGTGGTGCTCTAGAGGATCACCTAGTACGTCTTATGACAAATGCGTTCGCAAATGACATTGAGGACCTAGCAATCAACGGTACTGGCGACAGTGGCGATGGTGCATTCCTCGGTATCATGGAAGGCTTTATCAACAAGGCTAAGGAGAATGGCGATGCCCACGAGTCAGTAGTAACTGTCTCAGACAACGCTTGGACTCCAGATGTAATGCAGAACATTATCTTGGCTATGCCACGTAAGTATCGTGCACTTAAGAACAACCTTAAGTTCTACGCTGGTACTGACGCATTCCAGGGTATTATCAAGCACAACGGTACCCTAGCAGACGCTATTGCCGAGGCATTTGCTGGTACTCCAGCAGGTACCCCTGCAAACCGTCAGGCATACCTTGACGGTGCTGGTCAGACATTCGGTGGTGCTCGCACCACTCGTGTTCTAGGAATTGACGTTCAGGAAGTTCCTTACTACCCAGCAGGTTACGTTGACCTAACATTCCCTCAGAACCGTATCTGGGGTTTCCAGAGAGACATCACTGTAAACCGTGAATACAAGCCTAAGAAGGACACAATTGAATACACCGTATTCGTCCGCTTTGGTCTTCAGTGGGAGGAAGAGGATGCAATTGCATTCGCTGACGCAGGAGCAGACTCATAGTCTGTAACTACCCTTTAAGAGGGGGCAGGGCTTCGGCTCTGCCCTCTTTTTAATTTTATTCTGTTATAATTGTAATTTAGGAGGTAATTATGTCAGACGAACTAATTAACGAAGAAGAGGAATTCTTGGCACTTCTACAAGAAGAAGCAGAAGAACTCGCAGCAAAGGAACAAGAAGAGGCTACTATCGAAGAGGTAGAAGAGACTCCTGTAGTTGAGGAAGTTGTTCCAGTAGTAGAGAAGACAGAGAAGCCAGCAAAGACTGAAAAGAAAAATGCTGATAAGTCTGTTGCCCTATTGTCAACAAGAAACGTAACCTGGAATGGTGTAGGATCTGTAGAGGTTGGATTTAACATTGTAACCGAAGAGCAGGCAGAGAAGTGGCTTACTCGTAGCCACATCACACTAGCGACACCAGAAGATGTCGCCAAGGGGTACGGTCTCTAAATGGAAATTTTGAGGGTTCCACCTTATCCAATTACAACCACCTGGACATTGCCAGATGCTGACTATGACTACATCGTCTATGTTGAGGATTTGGTGGACCACTCAATTGAAGAGACTACAATCACATCAGATGAAGACGGTGTAGTAACATACATCCTGCCAGCAGGAAAGGTTCAATTCGATCGTCAGTTTCTTATTCGCTTTTACGACTCAGAGCACGAACACATCATCTACGAATCAAACCTGGACATTGTTCGACCATACGTCAATCCAAGTTCTCTTGCTACCACTGCAACGGACATTGCAAACTACAAGAAAAACGAACTCATTGCAAGATCAATCATTGACACCTATACAGGAATTGGCTTCTATAATCACAAGTCAATTTTACAGGTAGTTGGCAATGGGCTAGACTACATGCCAGTATGGAGAGACGCTAACCGTGTGCTCAAGGTATATGAGAATAATGCTATGATCTTCAATGGAGAAGACGTTGCAATCCCAATTACCAGTTTTGAGACAACAGGCACAGACACTGTGGTAGAGACAGAATCAGCACACGGATACGCTGTTGGAGATTCAATAACCTTGGCAGGATTTACAAATACAGACTACAACTCTACCTTCTCTGTACAAGAAGTAGTATCTACTACAGAGTTTAGAATTACTACCCTTACCGAGCCAACCCTTAATGGAGCAGAAACTGCTAAAAGAGTTTGGGCTTATACATTTAAGGTTACCCTAGACAACTCAGCAATTGTAAAAGAGTTTACTGGGTACTCAAACATAATTACAACTAGTTATCCAAAACTTCCAATTGCCAGAGGAGACTACGCTTATGACGACAGAACCTATGGAACATTTGTAAACAACGCAGATTACCTATTTGTCCTTGACGAAGGTTTCCGTGCTATTCCAGCAGACGTTGAGAGAGCAACAATCATGCTCATTGACGATCTAATGTGCGGTAGATTAGACTATTACCAAAAGTATGTAACTACATATAACACTGATCAGTACAGAATTCAGTTCGACAAGAAGATGCTAGAAGGAACAGGTAATCTTATAGTAGACAAAATACTTGACAAGTATATGAAGTCTATTACTAAAGTCGGGGTGCTCTAATGGCTACATGCGAAACTACCAGTTTCACTTTTCCACTTCTTGCAGACATCTACTATCCAATTGTAGAGCAGACTGCCCTTGGCAGCATTAAGAAACAGTGGATACACGACAAGACTCTTGCCTGCTCCCTGACCACTGCAGGATCTGCACTAAATGAAGATGTCAAGCCAAATGTCAACATCACAAAAGAACTAATTCTTCTTGGAAGAATCCGCTCAGACATCAGGGTATCAAGTTCAGACTCTAGAAATGCAATTACCAATATCCTGATTACAAACATTAGAGATACAAATGGCAATGAGATTTATGTAGAAACTTCTGGACCAAGATCTGGACAATCAACCCTATTTGAAATTGCAACAAATGAGCCATTTATTAACCCATTTGGCTCAGTAGAGTATTACAAGGTTGTATTGCGTAGATCAGAGAACCAAGGAACTGATGTCTAATGTTGACAATGAGCCTAGACCTTAAAGCATTTAACAAAGACATGAAGAACATTTTGGGATACTCCAATGGATTCCTAGAAGGTGCACAGCAAGCCAAGCCAGCACTGCTCAAGGTGCTTGGTGCTCGTATTTCAGAAATTCTAAAAGACTTCATTGATTCAAATGCCAGGGTAAATCCAGAATCCCTTCATCACGTATATGAGTGGTATCAGACAGGAAGCCCAAACGCAAGACTGTTTGACATTGACTATGCTGTCGTCGGTGGCGGTCTATCCATATCGTCATCATTTAGCCAATCAAGAAGCATCAAGTCTGGATCAAGAGTGCCATTCTACAACAAGGCTGCCATCATGGAAAGCGGAGTTCCTGTGACCATTACCCCTAGGACAAAATTGGTTTTTGAGGTAGACGGAGAAACTGTGTTCACCCCTAACTCAGTAACGGTTGTCAATCCTGGCGGTGCTACCGAAGGTGAATACCAAAAGGTGCTAGACACATTCTTTAACTCATACCTAAAGCAATCATTCCTGAATGAGGTGTTCTACAGCCTAAAGAGAGAAAAAGACTTTAAGACTAAGTTTGCATCTGCTAAACGTGGCGGTAGAGCATTGGGTCTAACAACAGGGTATAATTGGATAATGAAAGTAGGCAAATAGTAATGGCAATGTCATATCCACCAATCTTTATAAACAAGTATCTGGCTGACAAGGTGTCAGAGTACTTTGACGGCAACTTTAATTTGCCATTCTTTCCAAGCCTGCCAACAGACATTGATGCATTGACAGAAACCTTCCCACTTAGCAATGGCACTTTTGCGGTATATGACAGAATGTTCAAGTATAGAAGATCACCATTCCCACACGTAAAATCAGAACAACTTTTGTACTATTTCTACAAAATGCAGGGAGACTCAGAACTAATGACCGAGATATCTCAAATGGTGTATGATTTGCTAGACCGTGAAGACGAGTCTGCTCAAGAGTTAAACGAATGGGTTCGGCTTTTGCCTAGAAACCCTAACGGTACCGTGTCATTCGGCACTGATCCAACAGAGTTTCATCCTGTGTTTTTCCACAGAATGAAGATGTATCAACTGGAAGAAACCAGGGATATCATTGATTTTGGTACTGCCAGAACATATGCTGGTAACAAAATCATTATTGACTACGAATACCACCAAGTAGTCTAAAAAGGCTGGTATACTTAGTCTTGAGGAAACACCACCCAAAAATTCCATAAAGAAAAAAGAGGTGAAATATTATGGCATACAGCAGAGGTAGCAATACCAACATTATCGTTGGTGCAGCAGCACTCTTCGTCTTCAAGGACGGAGAACTAGCAGACACCGATCTACCAGCGTACGCTGATGGCAAGTCATTCCGTGACTCGCTATCTGGCTACTCAGGTCAAGCAAGCGGAGACGCAGCAAAGGCAGCAAACTTCAAGAACGTAGGTTACACCAGCAATGGTCTAGAACTACAGTTCCAGCCTGACTTCGGTGAAGTACAGGTTGACCAACTACTTGACGTTGCAAAGTTGTACAAGCAGGGAATGCAGGTTAACCTGAACACATCATTCGCTGAAGCAACTCTAGAAAACCTTCTATACGCAACAGCAGGCAACTCAGACACTGACTGGGACAACGGTGTAACCGACCCAGACCTATCAGTTCTTAACTTGTCAGCAGGCAATTTGGGCGAATGCCCAATTGAGCGTGGTCTAGTTGCAGTTGGTCCAGGTACAGGCGACTGTGCTCCAACTGAGCAGATTGAGCGTATCTATGTTGCATACCGTGCACTCTCAATTGAGAATGTAACAGTATCAGCAAAGCGTGACGAAGCAACCATGTTTGAAGTATCGTTTAGAATGCTTCCAAACAACGATGCATCTTACGGTAAGATCATTGATCGTACCATCCCAGCAGCATCGTAATATAATTTAATATAGTAGGGAACCGTCTAGTTAACACTAGGCGGTTTTCTTTTTGGTACAATAGATACATGGCTACTGCGATATACAAATCTGCGATCATTGAAACAATCGATCGTGAGCAAATATACATCACTCCACTAAAGATCAAATACCTAAGACTCTTCATGGAAGAGTTCGGCAATGTCAAGAAGTCTTCAAATAACGATGACGCTTTTACCTTTGTTTCCCAGTGTGCCCTTATAGCAATGATGCAGTATAAGCCAGAAATAAAGACGATAGAGCAAATTGAAGACTCCTTTGACCTAGCAACTCTTTACACGGTTTTGGATGTAGCAGCAGGTATTAGTATGAAAAGTCCAGAAGACTCTGGAGAGAGTTTGCCAGAGCAAGCGAATAGTAAAGAGAACAATTCTTGGGAAACCATAGATCTTGCCAAGTTGGAGTCTGAGGTTTTTCTGCTGGGTATCTGGAAAGACTACGAAGAACTAGAGTCATCACTATCAATGCCAGAACTATCTGAAACCCTTAATGCCAAACGAGAGCAGTCATATAATGAAAAGAAGTTCATGGCATCACTCAAGGGCATTGACATTGACGGCGGTTCATCAAAGCAAGAAGAGAATGCCTGGGAAAGAATGAAGAATAAAGTATTCAATAAGGGTGGAGACCCAAACGACGTAACATCCCTAAAAGGTCAGAAAGCAGCGAAGGCTGGTTTTGGCATTGGCATGGGGCTATCTTACGAGAAACTCTAATTAAAAATTAATTGTTTATGTTATAATTAATAAGACCTTTAAAGGAGGAAAACATGGCAACAACCGTAAATGAAGCAAAAACAATCACACTGCTTGACGGAACAAAAATTGAAATTAGACCACTAAAGATCTCTCTTCTTCGTCCATTCATGGACAAGTTTGAAAAGATTTCAGAGGTTGCTGACAATAACTCAAAGTCAATGGATCTTCTTCTAGAATGTGTGGCTATTGCTATGAAGCAATACAAGCCAGAACTAGCAGAAAAGCCAGAACAGTTGGAAGAACTTCTGGATCTCCCAACAGTGTATGAAATCGTGGAAGAAGCATCGGGTCTTAAGATTTCCCAGAATGCTGCTACGCTACTGTAGCAAAAAATAAAATAAAAGAGGTGTTTATGGATGGCTGATTCTCAGACTAATATTAATTTAAATATTGATACCAGTCAAGCCTTGGCAAACCTGCAGGCTTTGCAGTCTCAGATTTCAGCCTTCCAAACATCTATGGCTCGTGGCACTGCCACGCAGGCAGCAAACGCTGCTAAACTCAGACAAAATCTAATAAACGATATCAATGCAACTAAGAAGTTTGCAGCAGGCATTACAGATATCAAGACCACCACGGAGTCTTTTACAACCTCACTTGAGAAGAACAAGTTCTCAATGGGGCAATACTTCAAGTATGCTGGTGGTGCGACAAAGAGTTTCGGTAAACTATTCAAGACCGAAATGGCAACCATTGATAAGGTTGCTCGTGAACGTGTAAAAGACCTACAGACTCAATACATCCAACTAGGTCGTGATGCAAACGGTGCCATGAAGGCAATTGCCGTAAGACCATTAGTTCTTGACATGGACAACCTGGGAACCAAAACAGCCATCGCTGCCCAGAAGCAACAGATTCTAAATCAACTCCTAAAGCAGGGGTCAACCAACATGCTCAACTGGGGTAAGAATACTCAGTGGGCAGGTCGCCAGTTGATGGTTGGTTTTACCGTCCCTCTAACTATGGCAGGTACAGCAGCAGCCAAAGCCTTCATGGATATGGAAAAGGCTGCAATTAAATTTAGCAGGGTATACGGAAGTTTTGGAACCACTACTAAAGATGTAGACGCAATGGTAGAGTCAGTAAAGAGACTTGCCTCTGAGTTTACAAAGTATGGTGTTGCAGTATCTGACACAATGACAATGGCAGCAGACGCTGCAGCAGCAGGTAAAGAGGGTGTCGAACTCCTACAGCAGGTTACTAACGCAACCAGACTCGCAATTCTTGGTAACGTAGATCAGCAACAAGCCCTAGAAACTACAATGTCTTTGACAAATGCTTTTGGTATTGCTGCAGAAGACCTAGCAGGAAAGATCAACTTCCTAAACGCAGTTGAAAACCAAACTGTAACTGCTATCGAAGACCTTACAATCGCCATTCCAAAGGCAGCCCCAGTTATTCAGCAACTTGGTGGAGACGTAGAAGACCTAGCATTCTTCCTGACAGCAATGAAGGAAGGTGGCATTAACGCATCAGAAGGTGCTAACGCACTTAAGTCTGGTCTTGCATCTCTAATTAATCCAACTGGAAAGGCATCTGAGTTCCTGCAAAGTTTTGGCATTAACGTAAAGAACATTGTTGAGTCAAACATGGGAGACGTTAAGGGTCTCGTTGTTGAGTTTGCGTCTGCCCTAGATACCCTAGATCCGCTAAACCGTGCTCGTGCTATCGAACAGATGTTCGGTAAGTTCCAGTTCTCACGTCTATCAACATTGTTTCAGAACGTAATTGCCGAAGGTAGCCAGGCAAACAAGGTTCTGGGACTAACTAGAGCAACCTCTGAAGAATTAGCAATCCTATCTGAGCGAGAGTTGAAGAAGGTTGAAAGTTCTCCAATGTTCAAGTTCCAGAAGTCAATTG